AAGAAGCCGTTGATCAAAGTTCTTATAGTCAACGTCAATAAAGTTCTGGTGTTTGAGTAGTCGGTTAGCCAAATCTGTCCAGTCTGGGCTCATACAATCAATTCCAATTGCGTGGAAAAGTTTGTTACGATTTGCTTTGTACTGAGCTTTAAATCTTCCTAGAAGCATTCTTCCGAACAAAACTAGTTCGATTGGGGGGGATTGGAAGCATCTGGTCTGTCCAGTGAAAACTTTCTTGATAGCTCTCACTTCATCCTTAAGGCAGCATTTCCACATCGAAAATGTTCGACGAAGATTTTTAGCTTGTTCCAATTTGTTTTTGAGAACCTTTCGCAAATATAATGATGTTGCATCATTCACGAAAGCCTTACCTGGGATAAACTCGGTCTTATTGAGTGGGTTAGTTATTACAGCATCTTTAAAGAACGAGTCCTTCACAGATGCACCTAAATGTTTCCAAGGGATTCCAGCTGAACTTTTAAAGTTAATCTTTTCAAAGTCAGGGTTAAAGAATTGTCCATTTATGCATTCCCAAAGAGCAGCTTTGAAATTTGTTGAGGTTCCAATTGAAGCTCCATTAAGCACTGATTTAAAGTGGTCAATAAGTTGGGGTAGCATCAGATCTAAGATCTTCTGATCCATTTTATGTTTTCCGTCTCCATTAGCGTTAAGTTGGGTCTTTAAGATACTCGGTCTTCCAAGCGAATCTTTCGCGAGGTTAGACGTATCCTTTACTTGGGATTCAATCAATGCTGAGGGTATCTTGTTAACAGGAAACACTCCATGAAACACACTTGGTTTGTGGTCAGTGCGTCCTCTTATATCACAAGGTGGTTCTAAGAAATCTAAATCTCCCAAGAATGTGAAAGCTGGGTCGTTCTCATCTTTATTATCTGGCATATGAATACCAGCTCCTTCACTCACGAAAGAGTCAAATCGATCATAATCATTTGCTTCAGCCATTTCAATTTTGGGAAAAGTTGGTAAAGATTGGTATTTCACGAGTTGTGATTCTGAAATTAACTTGTCAAA